CTTATTATTTGATCCGCAAACAGAGGAAACTGAAGATTTAATAAATGAAGATGTAAGAAGAATTGTGTCTTTAGATCCTAGATTTAATTTAAATGATATAGCAATAGATAGTTATGATAATGGATACAATGTAAATTTAAATTTAACTTATATTCCTACACAGGAATTAACAGATTTGACTATAAACTTTGATACTAGATCAGAAAATGCAAGGGAATTATAAATGGCTGTAAGTGTAAGACAAAATTATTTGTTTGCAGCAGAAGATTATCGAATAGCTTATGAATCTTTTAGTAATGCAAATTTTAAAAGCTATGATTATGATGGTATAAGAGATGCTTTAATTGATTATATTAGAAATAACTATCCAGAAAATTATAATGATTGGATAGAATCTAGTGAATTTGTGGCTATTTTGGATCTAATTGCTTATGTTGGTCATTCTTATGCTTTTAGAGTAGACTTAGATAGTAGAGAAAATTTCCTCGCAACAGCTGAAGGTAGAGCAAATGTACTTAGATTAGCTAGACAACTAGGATACACACCTAACAGATGTATTCCAGCACAGGGTTTATTGAAAATATCAAGTATTAAAACAAATCAAGTTATCTATAATAGTGAAAATGAAAATCTAAGTGGAAAAATTGTTTCCTGGGAAGATCTAAATGATGAAAATGCTTATAATAACTTCATTACAATTATAAATGAGGTAATGACAAGTACTAATAAATTTGGAGACCCGTATAAATCAGGCAGTGTTGATGGTATTTTAACACAAACATATAGAGTAAACAGTGATTTAGATAAAGAAGATATTGTTAAAAGATTTAGTGCGACAGTATTAGGAAATTCAGAAACTTTTGAAATAATTAATCCTGATTTTACTGATAATTTATATTTTTATGAAAAAGATCCTAATCCAGATAGCAGTTTTGATTTAATTTACCGTAACGACAGTAATGGTTTATCTAGTATCAATACTGGATTTTTTCTAATGTTTAAGCAAGGAAATCTTAATAATCTAGATGTATTAATAGAAGATCCAATAGAAAACAGAGTTGTAGATTTAGATATAACCAATATTAATGAAAATGATATATGGGTACAAAGTATTAGCAATGATGGCACAGTTACAGATAATTGGACAAAAGTTGATAATTTGGTTGGTAATAGCGTAATTTACAATAATATTAACAGAGGAATTCGTAAAATATTTCAGGTTATCACAGGGGATAATGACACTATTAGTGTAAAATTTGCTAATGGGCAGTATGGTGATATACCTTTGAATTTATTAAGATTTTGGTATAGAACTAGCTTGAATGAAACATATCTGTTGCATCCTGATGATGTACAAGATATAGAAATAACAATTCCCTATATAGGAGTTGATGGTTCCAGTTATAATGCAATTGTAACAGCAAATTTAGAATATACTGTTACAAGTGCGACTGCAACAGAAAGTTTGGAAAGTATTAAATTTAATGCACCCTTGGTTTATTCTAGTCAAAATAGAATGATTACAGATCAAGATTATAGTGTATATCCTTTAAGTATTAGTAGTGCAATAGTAAAAGCTAAGTCAATAAACAGGACTCACAGCGGGCATAGTAGATATTTTGATTTGTATGATCCTACTGGTACCTATAATAATTTAAATATATTTGGAGAAGATGCCTATATATATGAAGAATATGTTGCAAGAAGAAAAACACTTAATACATCAAGTACACTTACTAGTCGTGTAATAATGTCAACAATAATAAAAGATTTGTTAGAAGATGCAAATACAAGAAACTTTTATTATGAAAAATATAATCCAGCAGGTACTGCTCTAGACAGAGATTTTTTAAGTGCAGCAACTTCTATATCTTGGAGTAGTGTATCAACAACAAATGCTAATAGTACAGGATTTTTTGCAGTTCCAAGCAGTTACAACAATACTACAAACGAATTTACTATAGCAAAAGAAATTGGAGAAACTACAAACATATCTCCATATATGTATTTAAGAATAGGCACTATAATTAGGTTTGTTTTGCCTAAAACAGACGATGGTTTAAATTTAGATTGGACAAACGAAACAAGAGAAGTTATATATGCAAAAGTTGTTAGTATTCAAAGTAAAGGATTAGGAGTATTTGGAATTACAAATAACGAACCTAGTGGAAAAGATAGACTAGGAAATGGTGTTGTAGCATTAAGTGAAAATATTCCCAATGGATCACGTATAGATTTAATACTTCCGCCTTTAACCAGTGAATTTCAATCTACTTTAGAAGATAGTATTATAAATGCCTTAAATGCACAAAAAACTTTTGGGTTGCGATTTAATTGGTTGTTACCTGGTTGGGAATTTATAGATGACACTGAAATAAGCAGTAAGAAGGATAGTTTTAGTTATCCTGGACCAAGTGTTCCTGCTAATGATGATGCAAGTTGGTTATTAAGAATAGAGGTAGTAGGGGATATATGGGAAATTGTAACTAGACAACTAAGGTATGTAATTGGTAGCGAAACAGATGTAAGATTTTTTAACCAAAACTTTAATAGGATAAGCGAAAAAAGTACAAAAAAACCCAAGCAAGATATACTAAACATATTAAAAATTAATGATAATTCTACTGGCACAGGTACTTTAAACACAGATTTTAAATTTAATATAATTGATTACTTTACTAGTACTGACGGTTATACAGATCCTACAAAAGTTATTGTTGTTCCAGCAGATCAAAATTTAGATTTAATACCTGATAATCCTTATGCGTTTAGAGATTTAGTAGCAAGTAATTTAATTTATTTTAGACAAGAAACTACAAATGATAGAACTTTTAATTTTATTAGTGAAGATATAACAGACATGGTTAAATCTGGGAGAGCTAATTTAAAGTTTAATTGGAAACATTATGTAGAAGATAATGATACTGTAGATCCAAGTCCCAGCAACATTATAGATATGTACTTGTTAACAGATAACTATAACAAGCAATACAGAAGTTGGCTAAAAAATGATGGTAAAAGTTATACTATGCCACTTCCGCCAACAAGTTTAGAATTATCTGCTTTGTTAACTGGAATTAATGATGTAAAAGCTACTAGTGATTTAATAGTTTATAAATCTGCTGAATTAAAACCTTTATTTGGAGATTTTGCGGATCCTGAGTTACAAGCAAATATAAAAGTTGTTAAAATTCCAGGAGCAAATTATAGCGATAATGAAATTAAAAGTTTAATAATTAATGCTATAGAAGAATATTTTGATGTTAAGAACTGGGATTTTGGAGAGACATTTTATTGGACTGAATTGAGCGCTTATTTACATCAAGAATTAAGTGGAATTATAGCAACTGCTGTAATTGTGCCTATTGATGAAGCAAGTAGTTTTGGAAAGCTATTTCAAATTTCCTGTGAATCTAATGAATTATTTGTAAATTGTGCTACGGTAAAAAATGTTTTTGTTGTTGATAGTATTAATGATTTAATTTTGAGGGCTGTTTAATTTATGGCAAAGATACCTGCAAAAGCAAAAAAAATAGATAATAAGACTATACCTTTTGAAAAACCTAACAAAAAATTTAGTAATATAAAACTACTACCAGAAGTTTTACAAACTGATAATAATAAACAAATTATATCAACAACGTTAGACAACCTTACAAGCAAAGGCAGTTTAGAACAAATAAATGGATATGTAGGTAAAAAACAAGGAGGATATTATGATCCTAGTCAAGATAGATATTTAGAAGATAATGATTTAAGAAATAAGTATCAATTTAGTGGTAGCCCTGTTAGCTATGATGAAGAAAATATTTATAGCACTCTCACACTCGATGATTTAAAATTAAGTTTAGAAAATCTAGATGCTAGTACTGATAACTGGAATACTCAATTAGATGTAGAAAGCTATACTTTTAGTCCGCCGTTTAATTTAGATAAATTTACTAATTATTTTAGTTATTTTTGGATAGATGATCCAATTAATATTAACGTAAATTCTGTTGATTTATCTGTTGTAGTAGGAAAAATTAGTGCAAATATAAATGGTATAGATATTAAAAACGGAATGTGTTTTAAGTTTACCACAAACACAGGTTCTGTAAGCACAGTTAATTTAAGAGGAGATAATTTTCAGAGCGGTGTAATTTATACTGTAAAAGGCGTAGGAGAATATATAGAATTTATACCTTATACTTCAGATGACAAGCAAAGTTTATTTGTAAGTAGTGCAGAGCAAAATGTTTTTCCAGCTCAATTTATTTGCATGGAAATAGGTGCTAAAAATAGAAATGCTTGGTCTAGAACAAATTTTTGGGTACACACTGATGTAATTAATGTTTATAAAAATCAACTAGTGTTTGACAATAGTACGGTTTACACAGAA